CGGCGCTCGCGGGCCTCCTTGAGGGTGAGCGCCACGGGGCGCCTGGATTCCCAAGGCTCGCCGGATGCCGAGACCTTAGGGACCATCCGGTACAGCTGGCCGTTCCTCTCAATGACGCCTGGGGGTAGGTTTTCCATGACTGTCTCCTACGTGAGGGTGATGCCCTGCATCCTGGCGGCGGCCCTAGGGTGCTTAACCACAAGACCAGGGAACCACTCGATGCGGCCCTTGTGCTGAGGCGCGGCTTCGGTCTCACCGAAGTCCTTAACCCCAGGCAGGCTCTTGTTGGATATGCCGTGGACGTAGTCGGTGCCGGCACGGACGCAGTAGATACTAGCAGTGTCCGACACACCATCGCCTGGGTCCTCGTCGTAGCCGAAGAAGGACGAACCGTCGTCCTCGCGGACTATGACACGAATCGGGCAGGTAGCGTAGGCTATCTGCTGGCGGCCGAAGGCGTCCTGGGTGAAGTTGATAAGGCCGGAGCCAGTCACAGACCGAACAAGCGCCGTGACTGTGCGCCGCATGGTCGGGCTCATGAACAGGGTCTTTTGGCTGTTCTCGCCGATAACCATGTCCAGGAGTTCGTCCAGTTGGGCAAGGGCCAGGACGGCTCCCACAGCGGAGCCCATAAGCTGACTACCGACCAGGCGCTTGCGAAGACCGTCGAAGCCGAACTCGGTGACAATGGTATCCCCCTCGAAGAACTGCTCCGAGAAGGTGATGCCAGCTTGACGGGCCTTCATGCGGTACCTGGTGCCCTTGAGGTCCGTAAGGTTGCCCATCACCTCGACCTCAAAGTTGTCGATGATGACCTCACCACCCATGATGACCAGAGCCTCGAACTCGGGGTTGATGATTCCCGAGTCGGGGGTGTAGGTCCCGCCAACACCACGGAACGAAATCGTACCGAGTGACGCTTCGCGGTGGTAGCGGTATGCCGGGCCGTTGATTATCTTGAAAGGCAGGTACTCCAGGATGGGGGAGGCCTCAACGATGGTCTTGGCGACCACCCTTTCGACCACATCCTGAGAAGCCTTAGCTGCCTCGAGCAATGTCAAATCCAAGGTCGCTCACTCCTTCCTATTTCTTTTCTTGTGCTGTTCGAGTGAAGGCGTCCTCGAAGAGGGCGCCGGTGTCGGTCTTGATAAGGTCAGGCAGAGTCCCGGCGACTTTGCGCCCCCGCACCATTGGAGGACCGCTACCATCGGTCTCTGCCATCCGTTCCTGGAGGTGAGTTTCCCACCTCTCCTCGAGGAGTTCATTAGCTCTAGCCTCAGCATCATGCTCCACTAGAGCGCTGAATACGGCCTTTTCCCACTCCCTGATACCCTCGGCTTTCAGGTGTGTAAAGTTGCCAGGCTTCAGGCTTTCCTTTATCTCAGCCGAAAGCTCTGACCCCTCTATCAGACCTGATACCGCGGCCACCCTGGAAGCGTAACTATAGAGTTGGGATGACTGGGCTACCGCCTCCGCATTGGGAGCCTCTCCGGCCTCCTTACGGAGTTGGTAGCGAGCATAGGCAGAAGCGGCCTTCTGATTACCGGCAATCTCCTCGGCAATCTGCTCCTGAGTCATCTCCGAGAAATGCGCGTCCTCAGACCTCTCGGCCTCGGACCTTCGAGTCTCGGCCTCGATGTTAGGTCGCGCGTTGTCCAAGGCTGTCGCAACTTGGGCATCGCCGGCCTGGTCGGCCCATTGTTGCAGCACAGGCCCGACTTCGGTGTGCTCAAGAAGTGTGCGAAGGATTTCCTTGGGCTTCATGCCCTTGAACGGGTCCTCATCACCCTCCTTAGGCTTCTCACCGCCGTCGGGCTCCTCCTTAGCCGGCTCCTCCTTTGAAGCCGGAGCCTTTTTAGCTTTAGGTCGCTCCGGAGGCACCTCGTCGCCCTTCTTCGCGGGCGGCTTCTTGGCCTCTGGAGGCTCCTCAGCTTTAGGCTCCTTCTCCGCCGAAGTATCCGACGCGGGGGCAGGAGTTACAGCTCCGCCTGGCTGGTCGGTATATTCGACCGCTATCCCGCTATCAATGGCGTTGGCCAGAGCTACAGCCTCAGGACTGGGCGGCTCAGGCTTTGCTGCGGGTGGGTCTTTAGGCTGTACCATAGTTAGATTCTCCAATCAGGACTACTATACCACGATTCGTTTTCACCTCATAGAGTCTAACGTCAGCCGACTGTCGCCGTGCGGTTGCCAGGCGCCTATAAACTGAGCGAACGGAGGACTGCATCATGTCGGCAATCTCGCCATCCATGTAGCCTAGGTCCCTAAGCTGCATAGTGCGGTTCACTCGGGCCTGGTCGCGCACCGTTTCGAGGCCCTGTGGATAGTCATAGCGACACCTCACCAGGGGACAGGCTAGGCAGCTAGGAGCCACCTCGCAGCCGTCGTCGTAGTAGGTGCTATCCTCCGGCAGAGCGTCTCTTCTGACCAGCCTCAGAGTTTCCATTACTCGCCGACGCCCAATCTGGCCCTCAGAGCCGGAGATAGTTGCCTCGTACCACTAGGAGCACCACCCCCGATTGCTACCAGTAGGCTACGCCTGTACAGGCCCGGCCAGAACCCGCGCAGTGTCGCCTCATTATCGATGAGGTATCTATCCGCCTCTGGATTACGGTAATTGTTGCCCGCCCCAGGCCGAACAATCCAGGCTGCCTGCCAGATGTCCTGAGATATGTCGGGTCTCTCCTCTGCAAGGATAGTATAAACGGTGCCACTACTGACATCGAGGAAGCCCTGGAAAGCGAGTTCATCTCTCTTGGCCTCGACGAGGGCGTGAATGTCCTCGACCTTATTCTCCATGTCCTTATCGATGCCAAACCAGCGGTCCACCTTGCGGTATCCCGAGAGGGAATCTAGCGCCGCCAGTATGTCCGGTTCCACCTTGACTAGGTTAGGACTAACGGCTTTGGTACGCGCCTCAAGCGAGTCAGCGAGTTCAGGATAAATCTTCCGTATTGCATCAAAGGCCGCTTCCTTGTCTGCGCGGTAGGCATCCCTATCTACGTCCCTGGTAATCGGGTCACGGTACCTCTCGTCATCGGGCTGCACCTCTCCCCAGGCCTGGAGAGCCTTGCCCTCAGGCGTCTCGGGCTCCCGAGTGTCCCCGAAGATGGAGAACGCTATAGCGGCCGACATACGAGCCTGATGGTCCAACCAGTCACCTATAAGCACCCTGCCTACATCTCCACCAGCCAGGTATTCAATGGCATCCTGTTCGAGGCCACTCTCAACTTCCTCTTGGGCGCGGAACTCCTCAATACGGTCGCGCCGCAGAGCAGACAGAGAACCCCACTTGAGGCTAGAAGCGTTGGAGGCTGCCACCAGAGGAGAGAACTCGGCAGAGAGTTCAGGGTGAGAGTCGGCAACTATCCAGTCCACCTCGGGGTTGAACTTATTGCCAGTTGTCTCCAACCACTCCTCCGTAAGGAGTTTGTTAGGGCTTGTGGGATAGGGATTGAAGCCTACACCAGCTAGGACAATGGAGAGCGCATCGTTCTCCTGAAACATCACCTGCTCTACCAGAGGCGGCGTAGGAGGAACACCCAGAGCACGACCTCTAGGTGAAAGCCCTCCCATGTGGAAGCGGCCTGTCTCAGGCTCAAACCCGACTCCGAACGGGGCGAGCATCGCCCCCATTGCCGGGGAAAACTTACCTATCATAACCTGTGACCACGCTAGAGCTATATCCTCAGGACGCCAACCCTCTCCCTCAATACCTTCTGTGATGATGGTAATGCTTTTGTCAATGGCACGGGCAAGTGTTCTCTGAGGCATGAGAGGAATGGTCTCACCCCTGACCCTGATAGTGGCCCAATCAGGCTTTCCAGGCTGCCACTCCTGAGGACCATCACCGAAGACTCCATTGATTAGGTATTGCATACCATAGGTGTATGCCGCTAAGTTAGCCAACACTAGCGCCGCGCGAAGCTTATGCATACGGCCACCAACCGTAAGACCCTCAGCCACCTGAGCATAAACAGCCAGATTAGCCCGAGTCATAGGAGCAGACGTTAGAGCGAAGGTCTCAGCAGCCCTCCGCCCTGGAGTTTGTGCTCCCCGTGAGGCTCCTGTACCGGCGTCAGCCCACCTTGCAGAGAACTGCCTCACCTTAGGGTCGGTGATATCCTCACCTATAAACTTCAACGCGATAAGATTACCCTCATGTGCACGGATTCTGAGAGCCGTTAGAGCGTCACCGAACTGCACACGGGCCATAAAGTCGATGACGGTACTAATAGGCGCATCGATGTACTTGCCTACTATGGGGATGTACTTGATAACGGTGCCACTCTTGAGGCGGACAGATGATGGACCTATACCTATATGGAGAGTATCCTCGGCATATTGTACCAAGCGCCCCACTACCCTCTCGTCCTGTAACGCAACATGGATGTAGGGCAGACCAAGGCCTTGGAGACTACGGTTGAGAGTGCCTACCCCTATCTGGAATCCACCGTGAGCCATCGCAAGGGGAAACTGGACTCCACCTACAGCAATGTCCACGAGGCCGAAGGCCGTGTTCTTCATGGTAGCAGCAACGTCACCTACAGCACGGGAACCCGTACCTACAGGGCTGTAGAGTCGGTCTATGGCGCTGGTTACGTCTTGAGGAGCACTCCAACCTTGGTACAGAGGATTACCGAACTTCCTGGCACCTCTAAGGGCAGGGACTTTAGCAGTCCTGGTGCCGTAGCGCCTGAGGACTTCCTGGCGCAACCAAGCGTCAGCTATAGCCTCGTCTAGTAGGCGAGAGGAGTGCTGCATGAGCTCCTCAACCGTCAAGTCGATGGGCTTGCCTCCCCTAGAGAGACCCTCAAAGTAGTCATCAAACCACCTCTGCTTAGCCACACTTACCTTGCCCCTGGCTCGCAGGATGGGCTGCTCTAGGGCTGCTCTAGGTATGTCCCATAGCTGTTCTAGATAAGCGCCATCAAGGGCCTCGATGGGATAGCCTAGAGCACGGGACTGTTCTAGGCGACCCCTCATGGCGAGTTGGGCGTCTATAAGGAGGCCGTCTAACCTAGCCGACTTACCTGAGAACCAGTCCGGATGCTGTACGACATGGTAAAGCCTATATTCACCGTCAGCTAGCTCGGCGTACTTAGACGGTCCTGTAAAGGTAAGCCCTTCCGATTCCTTTTCGAGTAGCTTCCTCACACTCCTAAAGATGTCATCCACCTCATCAGCAGTCCGCAGGTGCAGCGCCTCCACAAGGGCGAGCCTTTGGTCGGCCAGCAGTCCTACACCTCTGAATACTCGACCCTTGATAAGGGCTACACCACGAGCAATATGCTGTCTCCACGAGGCTGCCGTAAGTAAAGAATCAGCGGCAGGCACCATCCTCACACTGGCATCGAAGGCTCTGCCTATAATACCAGCAGCCTCCTCACTGCCTCCCACGCTGGTCACTAGGCCCATAACGCTGTCCCTAGTGGCCCTTATCTTGGACTCCCTAAGGATAGCCCTGGCAGACTTCAACTGGTCATTGGCCCTACCGAGTTGTAGAGTAGCCTCGTCCACACGGCTAGGGCTCAATATACCGGCCTTAGCGGCAGAGCGGTTGAACTTCAAGGTCTCCCTGGCATCGTCACGGAAGCGTAGGACGGACTCAAGCTGGTCGTCGTATTGGCTTAACTCAGGTAGGTCACGGCGAGAGCGTATTGGCACAGGATTGTCAGGAGCCTCTGAAAGACGCCGCAGGGCTTCACCGGCCTGGTCGCGCTCGAAGGGTTTGAGGCTAGGGGTCACGGCCGGTCGAGTAGGCTTAGTCGCCTTAAGGATATTGCGCTCCATAGGAGTAGGCACATGCTTGCGAGGTGTCGGTACAACATCGCCTACACCTTCTATTCGCACACGGCCACCCCGACCGCCAGCCTCCTCAACCCCAGGCAAAATACTTTTGAGGTCAATGCCCTGCTCTCTAGCAGCAAGCCGCACCCTCGTAAGCAGCTTGCTAGTAGGCATACCAGCAGACTCCTCCAGAGGAATCCCGAGCCTCTTAGCGGCCTTCATTAGGTCCCTTACGAACTTCTGGCTAGACTTTAGTATGCGGGCCTCTCGTGCCGCTCCGCCACCTAGAGGCCTAGCACCAGCCTCACCTTGCATACCGACTATGGCTCTCCGAATGGCAGGAGTTTCCTTAATTGTTCTTGACAACTTAGACGCTCCTGCCAATCCTTCCCTACCTAGGACCGTCAATCCTCTCATAGTGCCACGAAGGAGAGGGCGAGTGACACCTGTACCAATGAGGTTGTCTGCTATCTGGAAGGCCAAGGCAGTGCCTCTCAGCCCTTGGATACCTTGTAGGGCAAATGGAGCCACTAGGACCAAAGCGGCAGGGTTGATTAGCTCGGTGCCTATGTCCTCAACAATCTGGCTCCTGATAGCGTCACTGATACCACCAGCAGCGGGAGAGACGACAGGGATGCCAGCCTTCTCTACCTGCTCGAAGGGTTCGCCTACTATCTCCTGTCCTCTTTGCACTACGGGACGGCTAATCTCTGCCCCAGTCTCGAACGCGGTCTTACCAGTTGCGGGGTCACGGTAGAACGGTCCTCCAGCAGGAGTCTTCTCCAGTTCTCCTATTGCAGCACCCGTGCCAGTTAAGGCTAGCGGGAGGATTTCATCGCTAAGTTGCGGTACTTGCTCCCGCCTCACACCTCCTAGAACCGCTGTCTCCTCCATAACAAGTTGGTAGGGCTTAAAGGCCGCACTGACTACTTTACCGAACAGCCCTTTCTCCTCCTTGGGCGTAGCTTTCCTTAGCAGGTCACCCATCTCGTTGTTTAGCCTCTCAAGGGCAATGGTCTCGATAGTCGTGCCAGGAGGTGTCCGCGTTGGGAAGCTGACCTTCGTCTCCTCTGTAAGAGTAGCGAGCCGAATCTGGCCTCGAAGCTGAGT